AAGAGTAAAGTGGTCGGGTTGCAAAGGCATACTAAACGAGCCTTCTGCAATCTTTTTGCTTAGAATTGCTTTAGCAGAACCGTAGTAGTTAATGTCATTTCGCTTCAACACATCAAATGATTGTTGAAATGATTCTGATTCCACTTCACCAATAGCGGTGTGAGAGGTAGCCGGAGTCAAAAAATTAGATTGTTTTTTAGCCGAAACATAGCGCGTGTGCTGTGCCATACTTAAATTGAGGCGTTGCCTCTCTTATGAATGTTTTGACTAAAAAGTTTATATTTATGCTTCACGCATAAACATGCGAACCTTTTTCATATATTGCAAAGATAAATTATGCACGCAAATTGTTTCATCGTCATCAAGTTTAGAGTCAAACTTTACATCATACCCAACAAGACTATCTACGCCACTTTCAAGACCTGTTTTAGTGTATAACTCATCAAACACTTCACCAAGAATCGACGCACCAAGCCTATATGCGTTTGCATAATTAGTTCCTCTTGTAGTAATAAAAATCAATACTTCATACCTTTGGTCTGTTCTTGCACCTGCTAATGTCAAGAAGTCGGGAGAGTTTGCTTTTTGAATCAACACATGAACAGAAGGAACAGCGAAGCGGTTAATTAGCGCGTTGTTTGAAAGGTCATATCCATATCTAATGCTACCGGATTTGACAAATGATTTAAGGTAAAGTCTATTGCTATTTTGTAAAATCTCAACAACTTTCATTCCTGTGCGCAAAAGACTGTGAGAAATAAAATCGGACATATCCATTTCATCAGGAGAGTATGCACCATGCGGGGTAAAATAAACGGAGTAATAATCAACGGTTCCGCTTGTATTACCGAAGAAAGCACCCTGCGCAGAAGAAGATGCGCCAGTTATCTCAAGGTAATGCTGTGTTGCATCATCATCTTCAATAATTTCACTAATGTAGAGTCTTGCTTTACCGCTACTATCGAGAGTCAATCTCAATATAATAGGAACGGCGTCATCTTCAATCATGGAGAAGTCGAAGTTATTACTTACAACGGTAGTAGCACCAACGAGTTTTACTTTATTCAAACTCCCATTACTCTTAACTTCAACTTTATGGCTTCCATTATCGAGAGCCATAAGGACTGCATCATTGGATGGCGCAGATTCAATATGGATAGCGCAAATCATGGTGAGGGAATTATCATCATTATCAACAGTTTGTTTCCAAGTTTGACCCCCACTTGATGAAGACACTCTCCAAAAACCCCCTGTATTAGCCACTCCGTCGTCTGTGTGGCCTCCGGTAAGAGTCCAAGCGGTATTATACTCTGAACTACCAACAGGAGAAGCAGGGCTACCTCCGTTAAGTCTTGCAGTCCAAAAATCATTTTGTTTTGAAACCGTCATCAATAATCCCTCCTTGCCGACATAGCACCTATTCCTCCAATCATACTTGTTGGAGATGCACCACTTACTTGTCCTGCGGCTTCAACAGTAAACCCTGCTTCTAATGCCGCACCAAAAATAACCGAAAGAGATGTTTCATAAAAATCAGTAGTTATTTGTTTTTGTATTTGAGCCATATAATCTATTGTTTTGTAAAATCCGGGGTGTTGCGCTCTCATTCTCATTCCTGTTGAAACCCAATCCCCCTGACCTGTTGCTTTATACCATCCAGTGCTTGAGCGAACAACCATAGGTAAATTGCCATAAGTAAAAGGGTCGATACCTTTTGCGACAATATGCGCAAGCCTTCCTCCCCTTGAACCTAAAACACCTTGTTCGGCATTCCTTAAACCTTTACCTGTATGTATTCTATGTTCTAATTTTTTTACTTTTTCTACTTGTAAAGCATCAGAAACTTTAGTATGGATATTTTTTGAAGTGCTTCTAAATATACGAGAAGGCGGAACTACAACATCTGCGAGTCCACCTGCTAAAGCCTTGATGTCTTTTTTTGCTTTAATAACTGCTTGTTTAGACATATAATCAAGTAAATTATCTAATCGTCGTTCACCTGCTTTTCCGATAAGTTCAATTGCTTGTCGCAAACCTTTATCGTTTCTTGACATTTTAAAGTCAATATAGGTTCCTCTTCGATTAGTAGTTTGCAATCAAACACTTCCTAAATGAGCCAACCTTTGAAGACAATGAATCCCTCTATCACGCAATGTTTTTCCACGCAAACCTCCGTCTGCGCCAGTTTGATGTGTTCCTTCATCTTCAAGATAACCTGCGGCGGCTAAGTCTGCGCAGATTTCACGCAGAATATGCGCATAAGCACCTTCTTGAACTGCTACGCCGCTTGCGTGGTCGAAAGATACGCCAGTTACGCCGGTTAAATCATTAGTTGATTTACCAGTCCATGTAAATGTGTCTCCGTCAATGTTGCCACTACCCGCAGAACTAAAATCAGTTCCGCTTGTTACGGTTACAGTTGTTGCACCTGCTGTTATTGCGCCGTTCAAAGTGCTATCCGCAGTTGATTTACTCGGTTCTGCTCTGCCAAAATCAAGAAACTCTTGGTCGATGTAAATTGTAGATTGTCTAATATGTCGGTTAATTCTACTTTCTGCTCGCACTCTTTGTTGAGAGTCAAGACCAATCCGAGAGCCAACATCGGCAACGCTACAATAGTAAGTCATTTACTTCACCTGTTCTTTTAGTTTTGCGATTAACTCATCCTTTGTTCCCTTTGCGTCAATCCCATGTTCTGCGCAAAGATTCATAACTTCTGATTTGCGCATACGCTTTAATTTTGAAAGAGAGGGGAGACTTTTTGCTTCTTCAATACTTTCTTTAACATCATCTACTAAATCAAGTGCTTCATCAAGCGAAATACTACCGTCTGCCATAGCAGAATCATACGCACTGCGCAGTTTTTTGTAATGCTTAAGCGCAAAACCTATTCCAAATAATCCAACCGCCAAACTTGCTACTACAATTTCATTCATAATTTTTACCTTCCTTGTATTCAATAGTTATTGCTTTTGATAGCGGAATAACCATGAAATGTTGCGTATCGCCATCCCTGTATAAACGGTAGCCATGCGGTGTCTCTTCAATGTTTATGTTTGTATAACATCGTTCAGGGGGTTGATAAACTATTTTTCCTTTTCTTTTTGTCATATTATTCACCTTCAGTAGAATGCTAAAACTGTTAATTCTTCGCTTGTAACAGTAACCGTAGGATTGCCAGTGTTGTCATCCACTGTGCATCTTGCTTGAACGATAGCAGGTGCGCCCGAACTACTTCCACCAACAACTGTTGCATCATCATAACTTTGTTGGTCTTGCGTTCCTTGACTATCTATCGAAAGCATTCCTCCGCCGTCATCACTAATAACAAGAGTCCAAGAATAAGTGTATGAACCTGAACCTCCCGATGCAGATGCACTAAAACTTATATCTCCTGCATTAGAAGGTGTTCCTTGTTGGGGTAAAATAACTTCGGGTGCGGGAGAATCGTTGTTTATAGTAAGAGCAAGACTGGATGACCCACTACTTTGAGCCGTAGCAATACCGCATACAATAGGGAACATCAAATACCTCCAAAAACAAGCCATTCCGACGAATTGCCATTTTGAACAACAGCAACAATTGATGTTGCGGCGTAAGCGGTAGTGTTGGTTTTGTCGGCAGTTGCGCCGTTAATTTTAACGCTTGAGTGAGGTCTTGTAATAACAATATCTTGACCGTCGCCATTAACTAAAACAAATTGAGTTCCTACGGGTGGATTTGCAGGTAAAGTAAATACCCCTGACGAACCTTTAGTAAATTGATAAATAGTTCCCGATTCAGTGGTCGCAGGTGCAGGGTCGCTTGTGCATATTTCTACTGATGCTCTAAATCGCGCATCTCCAACAACATCAAGCGTTGCTGTTGGCGCAAGAACACCAATACCTACTTTGTCTGTTCCACCATCTACAACGAGCATATTTGCATTATTATTTGACTCAACACGAAAGTTCATGTCAAGTGATTCTTCATTAAAAACAACACCTAATGCGTTTACATCAATTCTTCTTTTTAAAGTTCCGCCGTGAAGTGTTCGGAAGTATATTTCGCCGTCTTCGGTGCCAGTAGTAATGTCGTTAATTCTTGCATACATATCTGCAAACTTATGCTCGGCTTCTGTTCCGGCCCCGTCATCTTGGTCGCTATTTGTTCCTAAAAATTGAATTATTCCTATGTTGTCGCCATTAGCGGGAGTTGTCGATGTTCTTTTGAAAGTCATAATTGGAGCAGGGTCGCCATCGGAGTCTGTTGATTCTAAACGCAAAACTTCTCCATCTGTGCTTGAAGTAATTTTTACTAAACCTGTTAAATCAAGTGTAGATTCTCCTTCGACTGCGGCAATAGCCTGTGCATCAAAATCAAGCATTGTGCGCACTTCTGCGGGAGTCAATTCTTCGCTATCGCCACTACCCCCATCATTGCGACCAAGAATAGTATTTGTGGCTACATTTGACACGACATTGACTGTTCCACCGCCGCCTCCACTACCTGTGGGTGAGCCGTTATTAGTTAATGCTATATCATTCCCTGCATCGTCTGTGAAGTATAAGTTGCTTGGCGCATCATTATGCACCCATAGAATACCTGTTCCGGCCACATGGTCGGGAGCGTCTGCCATTTCAGTTATTTTTACTCCTTTATCTGCGTGCAAAGTATTATTTGCAAAGGAAAGTTCGGTAGAAGTATTCAATGCCGACGCTGTGCTACCAAACGGTAGTAGTCCTGCCGCAACTGACTGCAAACCTGTTCCTCCATCTGCGATATTTAGGGTGTGCAATCCTTTGTAAACATAAATGCCATCTGCAATAGGATAAAAACCCCAAGTTCCTCTAATTGTTGGTTTATTTGTAATATGAAAAGTTCCTCCAAGTGTATTTGAACCGCTAACTCCTGCGCCAACATTAACTGTTAAATCATTTAAAAAAACAGATGAACCCGATGAAATTGTTGCTTTGCCCCCAACACCTGCTACACTTGAATCAATAATCCACTTTTGCCATGTAAAACGACACCCATTATATGTTGAAGTTCCGTTTGTTGGCAAAACAAAACTACCAGTAAATGCTTGAAAAGTCCATGTTGCATATCCTCCATTAAATGCAGTAACGCCGCTATCAACTTTAAATTGGTTTTGCGTAGTTCCCTCGCTTATCCATTCTTTTGCTCTATCTTGTAAACCAACAGTTGCAGAAGCAGGGGCAAAAGCGCCGCCTTTCATATGTAAAGTGTAAAACTTTACCGCAGTTGCCGTATTTGTTCCAAGTGAAGGTGAAACATAATCAGGAGTATGCGAACCTGAATTGATAACTATATTTGGATATTCACCTGCTTCATATTTTATCCCTGTTGTAGAACCTGCATAAGCAAAATAAAATAATCTTCTTGCGGTTTCATTTGCAAAAATTGATGTGTCTTTTGCTATGCCAATTTGAAAAAAGGTTTTATTGCTGTTGTATGGTGCTGTTCCTGAAAAAGTAAAAACTCTATCTGCGCTTGCAGTAAAAGCGCCAACTCTTGAACAAGAAAGACCCGTAAGTGCAATATCACTATTTACTGTAATTACTCCTGTATAAGTTGAAGCAACAGTAATTGTAGAAACTGCGGTTACATCCCATGTGCAGTTTTCTACACTTGTATTATTAAAAACGACTGTATCACTTGAAGTTGGGGCAGAACCACCACTCCAATTACCCGCAGTTGAGGCAGAACCCGCACCCGAAGCAGACCATACTCTTTCTGCCACTTATCATTCAACCCTTGTATTTGTAAAATCAAGAGCAAAGGCGCTTCCGCCGGATTCTCGAATCTGCGCAAACAGTCTTTCTGCTTGCGCTTCAAACGATTTCAATTGAGCCGACAAACGAATATCTGTTCTTCTTTGCTCAGGTTCCGGCACATAGGAGGGTATTGTATCAATCATAATACGCAGACAATCTACGCAAACAAGAAACTTAATCGCAGACTCTTTTTGCGTGTCTGAAACTCCGTCTGATATATTGTAAAGCGTAGTGCTTCTTGACAATTTAGTAATTTCTTCTGTTCTGATAGTAAGGTATTCTGTAATAGTTGCTTCATTTAAGCCTCTTGGCCTATTTAACAAATCACGGATATTATCAGAAGTAACCACCATTTATTTCACGCATCCATAGGAATATCAACAAGAGTATATTTTGAGTTATATTTTGTTCGACCCATAGGCCACATAACACCACTTCTAATAATGTTTTTAGTGTATTCAGAATCCGGCATCCAAATTACTGCGCCGATAGAAATAGATTCAGGCAAATTATGAGTATTATGGTGCGCAGTTTTCATTCTGCGCAAAAGAAATCCTTGCGCAGAATCCCATGTATTAAAACGATGCAACATAGCACCCAATGAATCTTCATCAGGTAAAGGAATACCCTTATTCTTTAATGCTTTTGCTACCTGTGCCTTTGACTTCATTTACTACACTTTCCTTTTTCTTCTCTACTTTCTTCGGTGTGGTTTTTGGTGCGCTTTTTGGCGCATCTTCTTGAGAACGAACCCATACTCGCATATCAGGCCCAACCCCAAGAAGACCTTCCGGCCATTCTTTTGGTGAAACCTTTCCGTATTCAAGGCACATAGCCTTCAAA